AGTTGATTTTAGTTTCACATTGGGGATATGATCAAACAAACGTAGATTTTTTTTATGTAGTTAAAAAAACTGGTTTGGGAGTTAGTTTAATACCAATGGGCGAAAAAATTGTTGAATATAAGGATATGTCTGGTAGAGTTGTACCAGGTGAGCCTAATTATACTGCAAAGCCAATGAATAGAAAAATAAAAAAATATACTGGCGGAGTATATGTAAGAATTAATAGCTTTTCATATGCTAGAAAGTGGAACGGACAACCAGAATATTTTTCAAATTATGCGTAAAAATGTACAAAATTTCTTTATATACTAAAAGAAAGGCAAAAGCGTTAAATGTAATTGTCTTACCTAGTGAAAAGAAAAATAAAAAAATAGATGTTTATGATGTTTACGGTAATTTATTAGCAAGCGTGGGTGATCCTAATTATTTAGATTATCCTAGCTTTTTAAGATATTGCGGTAAAAAGATAGCAGACGAAAAAAGAAAACTATATAAAATAAGACACCAGAAAGATAGAACGGTTAAAGGATCCCCAGGATATTACGCCGATCAATTACTTTGGTAAATTAAATACTTCACAACAATTTAAAAACAAAAAAAATGCGTAGAAGAAAAGCAGCAAAAAAAAGCCCTAGACGTCGCAGAATGTCTGGAATTGGCAAAGTAGGCGGCGCAGCGTCATCTGTACTTTATACAGTAGCAGGAGCAGCAGCAGCCCAATTAGTTGGTAAATTTTTACCAGCAGCAACAAACGATAAGATCAAAGCAGCAGTTCCAGTTGCAGTAGGTCTTTTCTTACCAAAATTTGTAAAAGGAGCAGCGGGCCAAGGTCTTGCAGCTGGTATGATCGCCGTAGGTGGTTTAAAACTTGTACAATCTTTTGGAGTGTTAAACGGTATCGGTGCGCTAGCTAGTGATGTAAATTACAAGTTACCAGCAGTTGCAGCATACTACAACCGCGAAGGATTAGTTGACAAAAGCTATATGACGCCGTCAATAGCTGGCCTGGACGAAGAAGGCTGTTAATTATTTTCTTTTCACCTTTATTAAAAAAATAAAAAACTTATAGCAAATGGCAACTCAAATGGGAAGCAGAATGGTTTTCGAAAATGCGAAAACCTTAGTGCGCAGTTTAGGTTATAGTGTAGAACACGCTAAATTGACGCAGTCATATTTACGCAGTGAAGTAGCTTTAAGCACTTCAATTGCAAACTATCATTTACCTGTACTTGTAAACGACACTCAAAACGGTGCAAGCCGCGTAAACGAGAAGCGTTTAAACCTACAAGATATTTTTGTAACAACAGAAATTGCAGTTTTAATTGGTGTTGGTAACGCTACAAACACAAAAGCGCCGCTTTATACTTATCCAAATGGCGTTGTGTTTACTTCTGCCACTGATGATGATCTTTTAAGTATTTACAACGGTTATTTAAACCTTACAATTAATAACGAACAAGTATTACCAGCTTGGGACGTTTTACGCCACTACTTTGTGCCACAAACACAGGGCGGCGTAGGTATTACAGCGCAAACTGTTTTTCCAGTGGATCAGTGGGCTGCAAGCCAAGATGGTTTCTACCCAGTTGAGCCAGGTATTGTGATGAACGGTGCGGCAAACATCAATTTCCAGCTTACTGCAAATGGTGCGCCAGCAACAGTTTTATCGAATAGCTTTATTTGTGTTATTCAGCGCGGTATCTTATGCCAAAACGTTACTACTGTTAAATAGTATTAATGATATGTGCCTGGCGGGCCTTAATCGCCGCCGCCGACGGTCGGATATTACCGTCACTTTTTTTAATTTATTAATTTTAAGATATGCGTATCAAAAGGTTTGAAGCAGTTGAAATAAACGTGCCTAGTGGATCTACACTAACACGCTTTTATTTTCCAGATCTGCCACAATTAAGAAACGCAAAGATTGAAGCTGTACAAGTTTATGTAGCTGGCGCAATTAGTGCAACACCTTTAACTGGATCAACCCCAGTTACAGTTGCGGACGCTAAAAAGTCATTTTTAACTTTGTACCAGGGTGATTTGCAATTAATATATAATATACCAATACTAGGTTTAAACAATATTCAGGAAGGTACTACAACGCCTTTTGTTTTTGAATTGCCTAGTATGAACGATATTGATATTAGCTGGACAAAATCCTTTGTATCTTTGCCATCAGCACTAGCAACTACAAACGTTGCGTATAGTTTTGGCGTTTATTACTATTTGTAAAATTTTTATGTTATGGCAGCTTTTAGGCCCGAAATATTTACCATTGATGAAGTCGTAAACTTTTACGACGCAGCAGAAGGAAGCGAATATAAAATTTTTGCTGGCGTTAACCCAACGCCGCAATATTTGCGTTACAACTTTGTTGGCGAAAAAGAAATAGGACGCCAGGAGCTAGTTAACGCGCTTACACAGTTGCGCAATAACATAGAAAATTACAATCCGTATTTAATACAAGTTATTAGCGAGGGAAATACTGGTAGGGGCAAGAAAAAAGAAAGTCCTGTTCTCACCAGTATTTCTTTTCAGCTAAATAGGCCTCAATCAATGTTACCAATGCAAGCAATGGCTGGGATCGGTAGCCCTAGAACAGAAATGTTACTAGAAAAGCTAGTTGAGCAAAACGCTATGTTACAAAGTAGGATAGCAGCTATTGAAGCAATGGACGAACTAGAAGAAGAAGAAGAAGAAGCACCAAAAAGCCCAATAGATCAAATGTTGAGCAGTCCGCAAGTTCAGGAAGCATTAATAGCTGGCGTAATGTCTTTAATGTCTGGACTAATTACAAAAGGCGGTGCGCCGACGGCAATAGCTGGGATAGATGATGAAGCAGAAGCAACAGAAATTTTAAGATCATTAATGAACAAAGGCGTTACAATAGATCATTTAAGAAAATTAAATGAAATGTCTAGCAGTAAACTTTCTTCATTGTTATTTATGTTATAATGGCCAGAAGTAATTTTTTAAAAGACAATAGCAGCCTAATAATTGGCCTGGTAGTGGTTTATTTTGGATATAACAAAGTAATTAAGCCAATACTAGAAAGCGTAGGGCTGCAAAAAAGCAACGAGGAGTTAGAAATTGAGAAGCAGACAAGCAACCCAGGAAGCCCCTGGAACCCTAATTATTGGCGTAAAGGTGGCGCGACTATTTTAACAAACGCCAACGTCAATAAATATATTGAAACAATCTGGAACGCGCCAGGCTATTTTAGCGACGATTTCGACGCTGTTTTAGGCGTATTTAAGCAGCTTAAAACAAAAAGCCAGGTAAGTTATTTAAGCGACAAATTTAACCAGGTAAAAGGCAAAGATCTATTAAGCTGGTTACAGGGTGGCGGGGCTTTAAGTTGGCCCGCAGATAGATTTAGTGCCGAGCAAGTAAACCAGTTAATAAAATACGTTAACGGTTTAAAAAACTATTAGAATGAAAGATAAGGGCAGTTTATTAATATTACTTTTACTAGGTGGCGTAATTGTTTACGCGGCTACTAAAAAGAAAACTAGAAGGGGATCTATTGAAATTGGCCCACTAGATCCAGGCGAATTTATTACTGATCCAGCGGACTTATTAACCGACGAAGAAAAATCAATGTTTGAAATATGAAAAATAAAAACTTAATATTATTGCTTGCAGCTGGCGCAGCTTATTGGTATTTTTTTATGTATAAGAAAAAAGAAACCTTAAAAATTGAGCAACCAGGCTTTACAGATCAACCAGGTACCAGCGCACCAGTGCAATTAGAACTGGCACCAGCTATTACAACAGAAAGCGTTACAATAGTTGATGAAATTAAAAATTTTGGTGAGGGTAAGCCACAACCGCAGCACAGTGAAAATATTTACCAAAATTATTACGTTAATCAAGTTAGTGGAGTTAAACGTATGGGCGTACCGTTCACAATTTAATTTTCCCTTCACCTTTAATTAAAAAACAATGGCTAATTATCTAGTAGGCGCGGAACTCATAAAATACGACGTTAACTTTACAACGTATGATGTAAGCGGTTACGTTACAAGCGACTGTAATAGTATTCTTTTCATCAATTACGGATCTAATGCCGTACAGATTGAAAGCGTTACGCTGCAACAAAATCAAAGTTTACAAATAGAAGGCAACCAGGGCGAATTTACAACGCGCCGCTTTTTTGCCAACTTTATTAATTCAGGGGGCTTTAACAACCTCGTAACTGTTAAGAAAAATTATATAGGATAATGCCAGCAATAGATTTATCAATATTAAACCAAAGACAAACGCCAGCTTTTTACGCTGACACGTTAGCCAATAGGCCCTCAGCTGGTTTTGTTGGTCGTATCTTTGTATCAACAGATACATTTGCGTTTTACCGCGACAATGGTACAACCTGGGATTTAATCGGCGGCCCTGGTACTGGTACTGTAACTGGTACGGGTGCTAATGGCCAAGTAACATATTGGAACGGTACCAGCACAATTACTGGATCTAACGATTTATTTTTTGACGCTGTTAATGGACATTTTGGAGTTGGTACAATTACACCTGGTACAGCACTAGATGTAAAGCATAATCAAAGTACAGTTGTACAATTAGAGCAAGAAACTGCTACAAATGACACTAGAATAGCTTTTATTAATAGCGGCGTAGGTTTATGGCGTTTAGGTGCGTTTTACAACGCTGGTGCAAATGATTTTGGTTTATTTGATATAGCAGCCGCGGCGCAACCAGTGACAGTAAAAAGAACAACGGGCCAGGTATTAATTGGCACGTCAACTGTTGGATCTGGTAAGTTAGTGGTGGCAAGTGCAACTGGCGACAATGGCGTGCAAATAGTAGGCGCAAGCGCACCTAGTTTGCGTATTGACAATGCCGAAAGCGGCCCAACAAAGCGCGCTGGTTTAGGTATTTCAACCGCTACAAACAATTTTATCCAGGGTAGTGCAGATAGGGATTTTTGTATGTTTAACGGATCCACAACAGCAAGCCCAATTTTATTTGGCGTTTATGACGCTGGCGCTGGTAACGTGCAAGAGGCGGCAAGAATATCAGCTGGTCGAAACTTTTTAATAGGTACCACAACAGACAGTGGCCAAAAATTACAAGTTGTAGGAAATTCATATATCAACGGTAATTTAAGCATAAATACAATTAATACTGATGCTTACATTGTAATTAATGGTCCAACTTTTTCAAATATTAATTTTAGAGCAGCAGACGTAAGATATGGAACTTTATTTGCTGATACAGGTTTATTTTCAATAAAATCTATTACTAGCATACCACTAATTTTAGCTACAAATGATATTGAAAGAATGCGTTTAGATGGTTCTACTGGAAATTTACTTATAGGTTCAATAACAGATAATGGGCAAAAATTACAAGTTACAGGATCGTCTTTAATAACAGGATTAGCAACTTTTAATAGTAGAGTAAATGTAAATGCATGTCCTGACGATGCAGATATTGCAATGAGTATAAAAGCTCCTAGTGGTGGTGGAAAATTTATATTATTTGGTAGAGACGCTTCAAATGTTGCAGTATTAAGATTTACTGACGTCGGTGGTGCAACCTTTGCAGGTTCTGTAAATATTGGAAATACAGTAACAGCAGGCGTAGCAGTGGCAAGCACTCATAAAGTATCAATATTAATTGGCGGAGTACAATATTATTTATTAGCATCAAACGTATAAAATATGAAACAAATACAACCTATTCAAATTTGGGTAAACGGCGCAGATCAAACCGCAACCCTTTTTAGTATGTTTATCGTAAATGATAACTTACTAAATAGTGCAACATTTAATTATCAATTATTAGATGCTGACGCAAATTCATTAACTAGCGGCAATTTAACAATGGGAGAGCCTGATTATGACGTATGGGGATCTAGCGCAGACATTAATTTAGCAGCGTACCAGTGGGCCGCAACTCAGTTAAATATTACATTAGCTTAATTAATCTTTAAAATACAAAACCAATGGAAACCAAACAAGCACTTGCAATCATCAAACAAATTTTAGACGCAGCTAGCAAAAGCGGTTTATTTGAAAACTTAACGGCAGCTATGACAGCAGCCGACGCTTACAATGCAATAGCGCGTGAAATATTAAAAGAAGAAAATGACAACGGATCTGTTATTTAGTATTTGCATTTTTATTGCCGCTGGTGGTGGCTTCTATTTTACAACCAAAAACAGGTTAGATAAAATTGAACGTGATTTATCCAGGCACAACAATACTAATACCGAAATATTAGACAGATTAGCGCGCATTGAAACAAAACTTGATTTTTTTACAAAAAAATAAAAAAATATGTTTAAGAACTGGAAAACATCATTATTTGGCCTAGGTGCCGTAATTACTGGGGTTGCAACTGTATTAAAAGGTGATTTGCCTAGCGGTATTACAGCCATTTTAAGCGGTTTAGGTTTATTTGCAGCAAAGGACGCAGATATTAATTTAAATAACCGTCCATAATGACTAGCCAAACCAAAAAAATATTGGTGGTTACAGTTGTGGCGTTAATCTTATTAAGTAGCACAATGGCAATAGGAGCAAAGGCCGAGGAATTGATAAAAAAATTTGAGGCCGACGATATAAATAAGTATTTAAGGGCTTACCTAGATCCAGTTGGAATACCAACACTGGGCTATGGAAGCACCTATAATTACGACGCAAAGCGTAAAGTACAACTAGGTGATAGTATAACCCAGGAAAAGGCTATTGAGTGGTTAAGAAAGGAAACAAAGGCAATAGTGCCAAAGATCAAAGCACTGGTTAAGGTACCTATAAACCAAAACCAGTTAGATAGTTTAACTAGCTTTGTTTACAACGTCGGGATCGGCGCTTTTCAATCTAGCACACTTTTAAGATTACTTAATAGTGGCGCACCTAAAAGTGAGGTAGCGGCGCAATTTGATCGCTGGAACAAAGGAACGGTAAACGGCCAAAAATTAGTTTTACCAGGCCTAGTAAGGCGCAGAAGTGAAGAAAAAGCACTATTTTTAGCATAAGCAAGCAAGTTGGTTAGATAAATTTCAATGGTCTAGTACAAAAAAGGAAGCCTGGTGTGTCTACACTGGGCTTTTTTAAAATTATTTGTCGGTTCCTTTAATACCTACTAAGCCTAACATTTTATAAATGTTGGGCTTTTTTATGCCCCTATAAAAATAAATTTGGTGGTTTAAACGTTTTTACTATAATTTTACCAACGACAAACAAAAACCCTATTTTATGCAATTAAAAACAGACAGTAAGATCCTGGGCGAAATAGCCAGCTTACAACAAAAAATTTCACGCCTGGAAGCATTACGGGCCTTATCACCTTACGAACAATGCACATTTTTTTTCTATTCTAGTTCTGGTAAGTTTTTATCATTAAACGAAAATGATTTGCCGTTTGATCTTTCTTTTGAAGTAAGGATCCTAATAGATGCGGCCCTAGAACATTACCAGCACGAAATTAAAAGATTAGAAAATAGTTTCCAATGCGAAGAAAATTAATAAGATTTATTGCAGTAATTTTTTTTATTGTAATATCTATACCAGTTTGCATTTTAACTTATGCAGCTTCACATATTTTTTATTACACATACAGATTATTAAATTTATTAAAACTAAACAAATGAAAAATGAGTATTTAAAAGATCTAGCCGACGGCTTCGGATCAATGAACAAAGTTGAAAACAAAAAAAACGACAAGCAACCCGATTACCAGGGCTACTTTAAAGCAGACGGAAAATTGTTTGAAATTGCTGGCTGGGTAAAGATTAGCAAAGCTAGCAATAAGTATTTATCTATTGCAGTTAAGGAATTTACTGAAAAGCTATCTAATAACGAATTATGATAAACGCTATAAATACATTAGAAAATTATATCAAAAAACTTGATCTAATTATAGAAGAAAACAATGAAACAATCTATAATAACAATGTTATTATAGAAGAATTAGA